ATTTGTGGAAGTGGCGGATTACAAAAGTGGTATGAAATAAAAACATACGAAGATATTAAAGACAAAGACTTTCATTGGCATAAACTAAACGATTTCTTTATTGACACTTATATAGAAGAACTTTATAATAAAATACAAAAAGACTGGCAAGTAGGTAGATCTAGAGTTATGAATTTGCATCCAAGCGTATGCTATTCTTATCATTATGATTTTTCAAAAAGAATACATATACCTCTAGTCACAAACGAAAATTGCAAATTTTTTGATAAAGATTGGAACGTTTATCATTTAGAAGTTGGCAAGACATACGTTGTTGACACGACGCAATTTCATACAACAGGAAATTTTGGTAAGGAAATCAGAACACATATTGTAATGGCTATTAAATGAGAAAAATACTACAAAAATACAATGAAGCGCTAAAAGTACCTCAAGAAATATATGACGAATTGCATAAAGAATTTTTAGTACCGTTAGACCTATGGATAGATGGTGAACAAGAATTTAAAAACAACTCTGATTTGTTTTATATTTGGGGAGACAATAGACCAGAACTTAAAACAAGAAAAGGAATGGCTCTTGTCAATTTAGACGGTAAGAACGATCCTGAAGATATATCCATTGGTCCGTTAGACCATCACAATATAAAATATGATGAAGGATTAGTTGATGAGTGCTATTTAGAATGCCACTTTACTCAACCAACACCTCAACTTGATGACGCTTGTAAAGAATTAAAACAATTTGACCTTGGAAGATCGTCAATTCTTTGGTGGCAAGCAGGAGATAATTTTGTACCACACGTTGATGTAAGACTCCCAACTGTTAATCTTCGCTTATGGGGTTGTACTGATTCAGGAAATATAAGATTGAGATCTGGGCCAAATCCTAATGATTTAGTAAAAGCTTCCTATGAGTCAAAAAGATTATACCTTATAGATACTAGTATAATACACGATGCTTATGCATATGACGAAGTGTATCAATACTTTATCGCATTACTTCCAACAGAAAATAATTATAATTTGTTAAGAAATTCTATTGACATATAGTTTTACCCGTGGTATAATGATTCTATACTAGAAAGGAAACAGTATGACAATGTTTAAAAGATTTTATGAAATAACAGTTACATCTCCTGAAGGAAAACTTCTACATAAGTCAGAAGAATATTCTGGTTATTCAACATCTGAAGAACTAATGTATCTTGATAGACAATACCCTGATTGTAAAGTTGAAGCTGAATTCAAAGAATTTGAAATTGAATCAAATTAAGGGTTGACATTCGCTTTAAAATGGTTTATATTGATTCTATCAAAAGGAGAAAAACTATGGAATTTACTTATTCAGACGATTGTATCTCAGATCTTCACAAAGAAGTTTACGGCTACCGTCCTCGTGGTGCTTTCTTCGATGATTGGGCTAACTGTACTCCTGCTGAAAAGCAAAAAACTTGGGACGAATATTGTCGTGTTCTTGAAATCCAAATGGCTGAAACTAAATCTCAAGAAGAGAAAGACGTCGCAAAGTTTGAAGCTCGAGTTCAAGATGTAATTGGTCTTGGTGCCAACAACCGCAAAACAGCACTCAGCTGGATTACTGGTTCTGAAACCTTTTACCATTCTCAAGACGTTGAACATTTTGTATGGGAACAGGGAATTCTGTTTACTCAATACGGTAAACAGTTAGTTAAAGATCTCTTGAAGATCGTTGAATACAAGGAATGGGTATGACACCTATAGAAATATTTGAATACAAAAAATCTTGGCAACGAGAAGAAAGTGGATACTACGTTGTACCTATTCATTCTGATTATCGTTGGCAAGCTAAACAAGTTATAAAGAACCAAAAATTAAAACCACAATCTTGGGACTTTAGAAAATACACTGATGTGTATGAAGACACTTACTGTTTTGAATACGAAAATGATGCAAAACTATTTGAAAAATTTTTTACAGAAAGTGAAACTAACGGTTGACATTACTACATTAATAGTATATATTGATTCTATAAGCAACAAAGGGAGATACCAATGGCTTACGTAACTTATACTAATCGCAACTCAAACGACTATCGTTTTACTTGCAAAACGCTTGACGACCCAGCTATTTCTGACTTAAAGGAAATGCTCAAAACTCGCAATAAATGGATCACTGACTCTCGTAAACGTTATCCTGACGGATACGCTTCTGACATGAAAACGCAGGGCTTGCGAATCCGCCCTCGTGGTCCACGTCCATCCCAATGGGCAAAAGATACTCCTTGGGAAAATGCCACACATTATGACGTTTATATTCGGGATTACCCGACTACTAAAGAACGCAACTCGTGGGGATTTTAATATGGGCAACTATCAATCACTTGTAAATGACTATTTAGAAAAAGGTGGTACAGTTACCAAGGTAAAGCCTTCAACTGTACGCTTCAAAACATTCCGTGGTAAGGCTGGAACCTACAACCGCGGCTCTAAAAAAATCACTCTTAGAAATCAAGGATTCGCATAATGGAATATATTAATGAAAAACAAATCCCCATGATGGATATTATCATGGATGTAAACGCTGGCGTTATTAACCCAGATCCAATTGGCCAACGCCCTAACATTTCTTCGGGCTGGGCTAAAGCTCAAGGTATTATTGAATCACTTATTACTGGTTTTCCAGTTGGTTCAATAGCTGTTCGAGATATTACAAACGATGCGCCTAACCAGCGTGTTTATCCTGGTGTAAAGTGGCTTGTAATTGATGGCGGGCACCGTATTCGTGCAATTCGTGATTTCCAGCGCGGCGAGTTTACGACATTTGATAATCGTAATTATCGTCAACTTACAGATAAAGAAAAAGCAAACTTCGATAAAGGTTTAACCTTTACGGTATGTATTTGTACAGACCAAGAAGCTACTACATTTTTCCGTAGACTAAACACTGTTACACCAGTAAATCGTATTGAAATGATTATGGCTAATGACGTTTCAAACGTTGCTCGTGTAATTCGTTCTATAGTAAAGTCTTATAAAGAATACCAATACAACGATATTCATCCAATCTTTGAAACCATTACTCGTAACGGTGGAAAAATAAAAGCAAAATATTGGAATACTGATGTAAACCCACGCCGTCGTTGGGATGAGTACGTAGGTGTAGCCATACTCAAAACACTAGGTGGTGGCAATGTAAATGCTAGCCTAGATGCTCTTGACGACGCAGTAGAAAACAATATTGATGTGTCTGAAAAAACTATCAAAACCGTAAATCGTTTCTTTGATGATGCACTTGAAATCACACGTACTATGGGTTCAACAAAGAAAATGAATGGTGATACTTTCTCAGCATTCCAGGCAGTTTGGTTCTCACTTTATGAGCAAAACAAATCTTTTGTAATTAAAGATCACAATAGTTTTGCAAATGAGTTTTATGCTGCTCATGCTGTTCTTACTGGCCTAACACCTCATGCTTTTGATAAAGAAGTACGTGAATTTGCGTCTGGTCCTCGAGGCAGCATAAAAACTAAAACTGAAACTGTTCGTGGCTTTACTCGTACTGCTATTAAAAATTACGCAAACCCTTCTGAACAAAATGAAGTTGCACAACTTTATCTCGATAAAATGAATATCAAACAGTGTGTATTATTCCGCGATGATCGCCGCACAATCTCAAAAGATAAAAAGTTTGATATGCTTTCAATACAAGATTTTAAGTGTGCTATTGATGGTCAATCTTTGAGCATTGATGACGCAATCTTTGGTCACGACACGGCTTGGGCTGATGGTGGTCAAATTGAAGAAGGTGCAATCATTCGCAAAGTCCATAACGTAAACATGGGCACAACCACTCTTGACGAATATCGTCTTATTCTTAGCATGCGCAAAGAAAAAGAGTTGACATAATGCATAATTGTGTTACTATAAACTATGATTTAACTGTAGGTGATATATGAAATACGATAGTGGTAAACCAAAAATCCATTTAATTCCGCCTGAAGCTATTATTGAGGCTGCTAAAGTCTTTGGCTTTGGTGCTGAAAAGTATGGTGAAAACAACTGGCGACAAGACATAAATAAATTTCCAGTATCTCGGCATTATTCTTCAATCCAACGCCATCTAATGGCATACCATTCAGGTGAAGATCTTGATCCCGAGTCTGGTTTACCACATCTATCTCATGCGCTTACTCAAATGATGATACTTGTAATGACTACACTTGAAAGCGATCCAAAATTAACTGATGATCGTTATAATACAGGAGATAATGAATGATAACGAATAGCGTAAACGACATTCGCAATTTCTTTATCGGTGAGCTTAACGATGAAGCTTATACCATCGATAAAACTGGCGCTAAAACAATTGAGCTAATTGGTGCATCTTTTATTGCAACTGAGCCATCTATTTTTGGTAAACCAAGCCAAGTCTATATTGATGCTGAGCTCGAGTGGTATGAAAGCCAATCAACAAATATTAACGATATTCATCCTAATAAAGAACCACCTGCAGCTTGGCAATACGCTGCTAATAAACATGGTGAGATCAATTCTAACTATGGTAAGCTTATCTTTAGCGATGTGTATAATAACCAATATGATAAAGTACTAACTGAATTGCTTGAGCATCCTGATGGCAGGCGTTCTACTATGGTCTATAATCGCCCTAATATCTGGTTAGACTATAAAGACAATGGTAAGAATGATTTTATTTGTACTAATGCTGTAACATATTATGTTCGTGATGGGCTACTACATTCTGTCGTACAAATGCGATCTAATGATGTAGTCTTTGGTTATAAGAATGATAATGCATGGCAAATGTATGTTGTAAGAAAATTATGTGACGCTTATAATGCCCGACGCTTTGAACGTACATCAAATGGAAATGGTACAGCTATTGAGCCTGGTATGATGGTATGGCAGGTCCAGAATTTACACGTATATGAACGCCATTTTAACTTGGTAAAATAATATGAATGAGCCTACACAAGGTAAACTTATTCTTATTTCTGACATTATTGAAACTCGTCTGCGTAAAGAAAAAGAAATAGAATATTATCAAAAGCAATTAGAAAAAATCCAGCAAAAAATGCTTTTCTTACAAAAAGATCTTGATATAACTAATTTGATTATTGATATGATCGAAAAAGAAAAAGTCGTAGACATTAAAGAAAACATGGAAACAAAACTATTAGGAGACAAAAATGGATAAACCTCAAGTACTGCGAGCTTTGCATGCAGGAATAGTAGAAATTACGTTCACTAAAAAAGATGGAACAAAACGTGTTATGGAATGTACTCTTAAAGATGATATGATTCCTCAACTCGAACTTCCGCTTGAAGAAAATAAAAAAGAACGTAAAGTAAATCCTGATGTTTTACCCGTTTGGGATACTCAAAAAGGCGCCTGGCGATCATTCCGTTGGGATAGTATAACTATGTGGGTTGCTGGTGCATGACACAAGAACGTTATCATGATTACATGGGTCGAATGATGCGAGAAAATGATGAGCGCCAAGTAAAATGGGATGACCGTTTTATGACCATGGCTAAACTTATTTCATCTTGGAGTAAAGATCCATCAAGTCAAATTGGTGCAGTTGCAGTTAACGATGAACGTCGTATTTTGGCTACAGGTTACAACGGGTTTCCAAAAGGTATTACAGATACAGAAGAACGTTTAAACAATAGAGAAAAAAAGTATCCTTTAATTGTACATGCTGAAACAAACGCTCTAATGAATGCGCTTTACTCTGGCGTTTCATTGAAAGGTGCAACGTTATATGTGCATGGATTACCTATTTGTCCTGATTGTACTAAACTTATTATACAGGCAGGAATTACTAGAGTTGTAATAGGAAAAGCAACACCTGACACTCCGGTAACATGGATTGATCTATGGAATGAGCAATCATGGCCAATGTTTAAAGAGTCAGGTGTTACGGTAACTCATTTTGGCTAATAACTTATCTGACATTTATTCTGGGGTTAAGAAGAACGATCCTAATAGGCGAGAGAACGATTTTTATCCTACTCCGCCTTTAGCTACTTATGTTTTATGTAAGTATAATAATCCGCCGCAACACATAATAGAACCTTGCGCCGGCCGTGGTAATATCTCAGTTGAACTTGCACGTAATGGCCATACTGTTTTAAGTTATGATCTCAATGAATATTCTGACTCTTTGTGTAGTATAAACACGCCATACGATGCCACTAAACTTCCAGTTAATCCTAACTGTCGAGGTGTAGTAACAAACCCTCCATATCATAAAGACCTTCCTCGTAAATTAGCTGAAAAGTGGTTACAAGAATATGAATATGTAGCTATGTTTGTAAGGCTAACGTTTTTAGAAGGAATTAAACGAAAAAAGTTGTTTACAAACCACCCTCCTAGTGATATAATAGTTTTATCAGATAGAATCAGATTTAGCAAAGAACACGTTGAGCCTATTGAAAAAGAAGACCAAATTGGTGGAATGATTTCTTACATGTGGATTGTTTGGGACCAACGTAAAACAGGCATAAATACAAATATGCAATGGGTAAAATTAGACGATGAATATGAAGAATGGCGATATATTTACGACAAGACACCATATACAATTGCATAAATAAAACGTGAATTGAATTAAGGAATACATTATGAACAATGTCTCTGTGATTATGGCTCGCGGTGTAGAAGGTTGTGGCGTAACTAAATATACCGTTGAACAAGTAAAGTGGTTGCGTAAAAATGGTTACAACGTAAAAGTATACGCCGCTAAAGATAAAAACTACTCCCGTAAAAATGCACACGACCTAGGCGAATTTGAATGGTTTAAATTTGCCCACGACGAGCCTATTAATAAAATGATTGATGAATGTAATAATTCAGATGTTGTTATGATTAACTCTTTACCTTCACGAGATACTGGTCGAGGTAAAGGCTCAGGTGCTCAAGCCGTTGACAATTGGAAACGAGCTTTATCAAGTATTAAAACACCAAAAGTTCTCATTCAACATGACCACACTGTTTACTCTATTAAACGGAATGGCGCTCTTGAAGAATCAATTGATGCTGCTGACATTATTTTTGCACATGCAACTACAAACGATTTCTCTCAATATGTAAAAGATCATACAGGTTCAGGTGGATTAGCTACATTTTTAGGTGAAGAAACAAAAAAGATTTTTCCATTCCAACCTGGTATTGATTTTGATGGAATACGAGCGCAGTATTGGAAACCAATCAAAGAACAAGATCCTAAGCATCATAAGTGGATTGGTCGTACAACTTCTTGGAAAGGTTACAGACTTATGTTTGCTTGGCATAATATGTACGCTTCACAAGAAGGCTGGCTCACTACAATGGAAGGTATTGAGAAATCACCAGCCTGGCTAGGATTTAAAGTACTTTCTGAGTTTTATGACGAGCTTGCAAATCAACCAGATGATGTAGATCTTGCATCTCGTTATGGTGATAAAGCATCTGTATTTAGTACGTTTATTAATGATGAGCTTATGCATCGCATGTCTAAAGTTGGTTTTGGTTATCAATTAAGTATTCTCAAACCCAAGTACATCGAGCGTTCAATTGAATATACTCACCAAGAAGTTGTAGCTGCTGGTACTGTTCCTGTATTCCGTAAAGAATATGGTGATGTTTGCGTCCATCGAGTATCTGGTGACACCTTAACACAGACTCCTAATAATGGAACAGTTTGGCTTGAAGAAGGCCAAGATAATAAAGAAGCTCTTGAGCTCGTACAAAAATTAAGTGCAGACAATGTTATGCGAGATGAGTATCGTGAGATGGCGTATGAATTTTACAAAACTCACCAAGATGCCGACGCAACATTTAACGATTTAATGAATACAATAAAGGAAAACCTATGATTAGTCATGCTTCTATCGTGCCACTTATTGGTGGTGAAACATTAGGCGCTATGGCCGCTTATGGAAACAAACCAGATTACTTTTTATCTTATTCAGCATTTGCTGCTAACGATAGTCACATCCGTAATTACTTGCCTGATGTACCTTTCTACCTCCTAGATGAAGGCCAGAAAGCCCCGCATCAGGTTGATGTAGTTCATACAGTGTGTCCGTGTGCCGGCCTTTCGCAGTTATCTCACGGCTTTGGAGATGATAATCCTAATAACCAATGGATGGGAGAAACGGCCCGTTATGTGTTAGGTGAAATGAAACCAAAAGTATTTTGGGGTGAGAATGCACCAGGTTTTGCTGGTAAAATTGGTGATACTGTACGCAACGAGTTAAAACAAATTGGTAAAGAAAACGGGTATACAATGTCTGTTTATCGTACTAAAACATTGTTGCATGGTGGCCCACAAATTAGAGAGCGCTCGTTCTATTTCTTTTGGCAAGATACGCGTGTGCCATTAATGAACTATTATAATAGACAACACACACCAATTGAAGATGTATTAACCGGCGTAAAGTCTAACTTTCAAATGGAACCAATTAATAAGAAAACACCTTCTAAAGACGATATTTACTATACCTTTATTCTTGAAGAAATTCATGGTGGCATTACTCATACTGAGTTTGCTAAAATTGTCGAGCCTCAAAAAGTACGTAATGCTGATGTCTTTTCTTATATCGAACGAATGGGTTATGATTATAAACAAGTTGGTGCTTGGATGGAAAAACGCGGTTTACAAAAAGAAGTCGACAAGTGCAACTATCGTTATGATAAGCTTAAAGCAGGTGGAAATATTATGAGGCGTGGTACTATTGTTCCTAAGGATCACATCGGTGCATTCGTTGGTCACTACCCTACCATGCTTACACATCCAGTAGAAGATCGTTACATTACTTATCGTGAAGCTATGACAATCATGGGTTTACCTTCTGACTTTGAATTGCTTAATCCTAAAAAGAATGCTAATCATATATGCCAAAACGTACCAGTGCAGACTGCCACTGACATGGCTACTGAAACAAAAAAATATTTAGATAATCAGCTTCCAATGGTTGACACAGACTACATTATACAGTATAATCATACTCAGAAACATAATTATACAGAAACACAATCAACACTTGAGGCGTTTATATAATGAAAAAAGATTTTATTTTAGATTTTGAAACAATCGGGCAAATACCTTATTTTGCACCGGCCATTTGTTGTTCTTATTACATTTTTGATTGGGATCGTTTTTTAAATCAACCATACACGTTTACTGAACTTTTGACTGTTATTCGTAAATCAAAATTATCTATTAAAAACCAAATAGAAAATTATGATTTTTCCTATACTCAGGATGATCTTCAATGGTGGTTAGACCAACCAAA